AAGAATAGTTTCAAAAACATCTGTAGTAAATATTGACCCATTTCTTTCTAAATCAAATGTTCCGTTATCTGCATTTTGCACTAAGTTTGCAATTTGGAATGTTTGTGAATCAAATATAGAATTTTCTGTATTATATAATTTAACAGAATCACCATTTGCTAGGCCTGAAGTTCCAGTATATGCAACAATAACTTTTGGTGTAGCATCATAGGTTATAGAATTAATAGCATAACTATCCCCTGCAGAAATTACTTTTGCAGAATCTACAAATATATGATCTGTTCGATTTGCAAGCTCCCTGGGGGCCATATATTCAACATATCGTTTTATAACACCATTTACTTCTCTTCTGACTATAAACCATAGCTCATCTTCATCTGAGATCCCATCAATTGAGCATACACTTTCAAAAGCACCTTGAGTATCGTGTCTATGCCAACCGGCAATACCAGCTAATCTGTCATAAGTTAAGCCAATCAATCTACCGTCTTTTTTAGTATTCCATAATATTGAATCTGGATTTTGTTGATAAGTAGTTTCAAAGAGACCAGAAGAAGTAATATGATCTGCAAAAAAGGTCAGGTCATTCGCAAAGTAAGCTTTATTATCATTGGAATACATATATTCTCTGAGTTTACGTCCACCTTTTTGAAAAAAGAGTAATGTGTCTGCTACAAAAACAGCTTGTTGATATGCACTTCCGTAAGCTGATTGCCTTAGTACTTGAATATTTGTTGGTGTAACTGGTGAACCTCCACCAGTAACTAACCATTCACTACTTGTGGTTCCAATCATTAGCTGGTCTTTTGCCATTAACCATTTAATTCTACTGGATCTGTCTGCTGCTATTTCAAAAAAATACGAATCATCATCATTGAGTCCACCATCAAATTTACTATATTGGTTTACTGCAGAAGCATAGAATGTCTGGGGATGATTTAGTGTACCACCAAATATAAGCCTTTGAGACATGAAGGTTACTGCTGCAGGATAATCTTTTTCATAAGAAAAATATGGGTTACTACTAACTAATTCCCACGATGGTGCAACCCCTGGTGTTGCAGTAGTTCCATCTTTCAAACATTCATAAATCATCATCGTTGAATCATATACAACCTGGCCTTTATTATAAGTTCCAGCAATCCATTCTATTACTGTATCTGTATTATCTCCTCCAGGTACAGCAACTAATTTATCCCAATATCTATTTTCTGTTCCTACTGTTGAAGTATATGTAAAATCCTCTCTATAGAAATACGCCCAACCGCCAACCAAAGCCACTTGAACATAAGCTACACCTCGTGGGCTAATCCTTACTGTATTAGAACTATACTTATCTCTTACATGTCTATATGGGTTTTCTTTTGCTAAACATCCAATTCCAAAAGGCCCAGGTATAGCACATCTTAAATCACTATAATCTATCCATTCTGTTTTAGATTTTTTTGAACTCCAGTTACCTTCTTGAATTTCAATTGTTGGAAAACAGTTTCCACCAGCAATATAATTTCTTTTAGCTTCATAAAGAACTCCATCATATAATTTGATATCACCTTCAGAGAAATTTCCACCAACATATTCTGTAATATTCCCTGTAACAGGTGCAGTAGCACCAATAAAAGTTGATCTCTGCCATTCTCCTATTGTTGGAGTTACACCTGAAACTTTTTTAATTGCTTTGAAATATTCACCTAAAACAGGTTCGTAGCATACGTCTGCAAATAAATAATTTCTGGTAGAATCATAATCATCTACTGGGAAAACTTCTTCTATCCTGGTAAACCTATCATCTTCTTTTTTAATATACTGAACCGGATATTTATTATGAGTGAAATATATTCTTCCTTCTGTTTGAGCATATTGAACTTCGGCTAAATCATCTTCCAGATATGGTGTTTTTAATACCAACGTTATAGCATCTTGCTGAACTAAAGATTTTGACTGTACATCCCAAATTCGAGCAGCATTATGCCCTAACTCTATTATATAGATCTCTGTATCACTAACTTCAAAAGGAATAAGCCTTACTTTTGTAGCATATCCATTGGGATCATACACTTCATCTAAAAAGATTGTTCCAGGTCTTTTTTCAACTCCTCCTTGAGCTACCATTATTGCATTACGCATAGTTTTACAACCATTGTAATAACCCTGGATGTCAATTCTGCCATTCATTCTTGAAGAGAGTTCACCTTTGGAGAAATTGTTTATTACAGGATGAACTTTTTGTGCCATTAAACCCATTCCTTTTCCGGTTCATCTGGATTTCTGCTCCAGGAACCTTCATGAGTAATTGCAGTTTGATAAGCTGCTACATATTCTTGAGTTACAATCTGATAAAGTCCAGCATCTTGAGTAAGCTTCATACACATTTCCATTGCTAATCTTAAAGCCAAAGCTTTTTTAAATAACACTGGAAACTTGTCTGTGTTTGTTATTTGTTTTTTATACCGAATTGCACATGGTGATTCATTACAATGAAGTTGATCTCCTTCTATGATCCATTTTGCAATTAGCTTTGTATAGGTTCCACTATAAACATCTATTAGATTTAAAACCTTTATACAAGCTGGATTTATTGGTAATTGATATTTATATACAAATTCACTTAAAGTAGGTTCTGATATTGAAGCTAAAACAATTCTACCTATTGTAAAATGCCAATCATAATTAGCAATTAATTCGTCTCTTGTAATAGCATAATACTGATTACATAATTCAGCTTCCGGACCCTTGCTGGTAATATCAGATATCCTTTTTGCTTTTAATCTTGTTAATGCTAAATTACATATTGAAACTTCGCTTGATGCCATAATAACCTCAAATAGCCAGGACAATTAAGCCCTGGCTTTAATTACTTAAATAATATCATCCTCTTCTTTTTCAGGTTTTTTATGACCAAAATGATGCGGTATATATTCACCTGCAGCTACCTTCAAAGTATGCCCCTTTTTATACATAGTTACGCCAAAATAGCATTTTTTCTGTGCATAATAGACTTTCCCGTCTGCCTTAATCATGCCTTTATGAGGATCTTTTTTAACCTCTTCTTTCTTAGGCTCATCTTTTGCCTTGTCTTTAGGTGGTTTAGTATATTTGCCCATTGATTATTCCTCCCTTACCATAGGAACTAAAGCTGCGTAAACAGCACCGGTAGTAATACCAGCAGCTCCTACAATTGTATATTCCATCTTAAGATCATTAAGAACACCTAAAGGGACTGCTGCTTTTGCAACAACAGTATTTGCGGTTAATTCAGTGACGGCTAACGGACCAGTTGAAAACAAAATCTTATCACTGGCTGCAAAATTATCATCCGATGTTCTAAGCTTAAACTCAACTGTTGATGCAACACCTACGAAAGCATCCGGACCGGTTTTTACAAACAGCCATAAACTGTTGTAAGGTCCACCAACTGCACCTTTATTAAGTACAACCTCAGAATCAATATCTGCTGCAGCACTTATAAGGGACTGGTTATTGGAAAAACGTGTTTCTTTATCAATTCCAAACATATGAATCCTCCTACGCTACTATTCTAGCTTCTGTATTAAGAAGCTGATCCACCCTTGCAACCTTGACTTCATCAAAAGAAACTACTCTTTTGCCTTCAACGTTTTCAACGGTAAGATTTACGTTTGAATCAGTTCTGATCTGATGTCTCAAAGCAGTTCTGATTTCCCTTCTCATATAAAAAACAGGTCGTCCAGCACTTAAGTTAGGAATCATTTCAATTGCATCAATCATAAGTTTAACCAGGTCGGCTTCTTCTCCACCGGCTCCACCCATTACAGTATCAGGCCAATCAATATTGGCTATTCTGATTGCATATCTCCAGTCCTTAACTACAAGGCCTGTTTTCCACTGATAATGAGTTCTGTACCCTTCATAGTGTCCACCATTCTCATCATCAAGTGTCACCTGCTTTTTGTCTTCAATTATAAATCCTGCATGGCTGCCTTTTGGATAAATAGCATGAACATTGTCACCCCATACTACAAGCCATATTGAAGTGTTATCACTTCCGGTTCCACCAGCATCAAGTATATTTGATCCAGATTTTTTAAGATCTAAACTTAGCTGAGAAAATCTTGCTGCCAACCCTGTAATCTTTTCCGGATCAACTGCTTCGTTTCCATATATCAAAGCCTCAGCATGTTCCTGGTTCATAGCTTCCAGAAAAGCTTTATCTTCTGATAATCTAAAGGCTTCGGTGTTTCCATTAAGATCAGCTAATTCCTTATCCACTTCTGCATATGCTTCAAGCATACCTGTGGTATCGGTAATCGGTCTGCTCTTTGCCTTGGAAGGCTGAACACCATAATTTAATATTCTCCACGCTACTGTGGGAAGTCCGGTTCTTATAACTGACTTGTGACCTGTAGGAAGATTACCTTCTTTAACTGCCAGATCGTCAAGTATTTCATTTGTCTCGTTAAGGACCTCAATAATTACTGCTACTTTATCTTCAACACCAAAAGTATTTGCGAGGTCCACATACGTTACTACTTCACCCATATCTTACTCCTTCGTTTATTAACCGAAGAGTATTTCCGCTTGAGATTTCTTTTTAGGCTCATTGCCAGGAACAGTAATTTTACTCAGAGAATCCTCTGATATTATCTGTCCCATTGATGTAAATATCTTTATAAACCTTGGATCGTTTTCAAGTTCTGTATTTCCCAGGGAGTCAAGTATTGCTGAAACATTTAAGATCTTCATAAACCTATTTGCTTTAGCTATTGCTTCTGGATAATCTTTACCAAAATCTTTTTTAAGTTCTTTTTCTACTGCCTGTTTATCAGCTTCTTTTTTATCAAGTGCTGCTTTATTTCCATCAGTTATAAGCTTGTTAAAGGCAAGATATTGCATTTTGGCCTGATCATTATTTAGGTTAGACTTTAAAGCCAAATCCCTAAACCATTTATCCAGTTCTTTATCCTGAGTCTGTCCCTCTGGTAATTCTCCAAAATCATAATCATCTTCTGTGTCGGGAATACCCATAGATTTTTTATAAGCTGCCAGTTCTTCTTCGCTGGCTTTTTCTCCAGGTTTCTGTATTGAACCATCAGCTTTTGTCTTAAGGGCCATATGTGCATCAATCAACTCAGGAAGCTTTTGAAACTCCTTAAGATAATCTCCGTACTTTTCCCTTTGTTCTGCTGTAGCTCCTTCAAATAACCCTGAAAGTTTTGTTTCCTCGGGATCTGGTGGATCTCCGGGATCTGGTGGGTCTGCAGGAGGATCTTCTTCTGCAAACCATTGCAAGTGCATGTCATTAAACTGACTGTTGTTCAAGTCTATCCAATCCACTTCGTTTAAGTTGCTTTTTGGATCAACCGTTCCTTCGGTCTTTTTCATTACTTTTCTCCTTGCGTATATTGCATATTTAAATAAGCATCCACGATATTTTTAATATTATGTGGCTGCCAAATTCCTAATTTACTTAAAAGTACTTTTGCGTAGTTTTGTAAAATAAGTTGTTCAGGTTCTAATGAATCAACAATCATATGACCTAAATCATTTAAGATATCTGTTAATACAATTCTGCCTTCATCTGAAAGAAAAACTTTACGATAAACCTCTCTCTTAACTTCTTCCGGTTTATATTCTTTCTTTTTCTTAGCCATTTTGCATACCTGCCATTACTAATTCGCTAGGGCTTCCTTCTTCTGGTTTTTTTGAACCTTTCTGTAAAGCTCCAGCTTCTTTTTCTATCTGTTCTGTTTGTGCAGCTTCTTGAAGTTGTTTTTGTTCTGCTTCAACTAATTGGTTATAATCTCTTTCTTCTCTAATATTTGCATGTGGCATACCACCACCAATAAGAATCTGTTTTCCTGTTTCATATGGTTTAATTAAGTGCCTCATTTCTGGATAAGCTTGTGCTACTGGTAGGAAATTTTCTATTGCGTTCATTGGACCCGATAATTCCAGCATCCTTTTTTGTGCCATAGATAATGGACCCATATAATCAATTGATATATCTCCACCTAATGCAAGTAGAGCTTCTGGAGGTTCGGGTATCCAACCATTTTTAGCAGCTATCATGAAGATTCTGTCAAACAAAGGATCAAAGAATTCTTGAGTAAGTCTTGCAACCATTCCACCAATTA